GGCAGAGGCCCACAGGACGTGTGACTCGCCGTTGGCGAACGTGCCGACCCCGGCGACGTTGCCCTCCATCACGTTGCTCTGCGCTGCGTACGACTTCATGGCGGCGAGGAACTTGTCCTTGTCCACGTCGCCGGTCTTGCCGAGGTAGGCCACGGTGAGGTGAATCTGCTCGGGAAGTTCTGCGTCCAGCCCGGCTTCGAGGGCGAGGTTGGACAGCCGGTCGCACACCTCTCGGCTGGGCGAGAAGGCGACCATCACGCCGCCCTCGTCGGCAGCCGCCGTCAGCCCGAGGCGTGGGTCGTAGGTGGGGTAGATGAGCAACGAAGCAGGGAACGTCTCCCCGCTGTCCGTGGTGGCAATACCCTTCGACACGTCGACGATGCGACGGATGATGCCCTTGATGCGAGCGGGGAACGTCCTTACCGACGCGGCAGTTTCGAGCGAGGCAAACACATCGCCAACGCTCCCACCATGAGCGAGCACATCAGCATCCACCCGGGCTGCTTCAATCGCCAGCGCCACACGCTCCAGCGAGTCCGGGGTGGTCGACGGGTCGGCACTGAGTAGCGCCTCAGCAGCAAGCAGAGATTGAACAATCTCACTCGATGCGAAAGCGATCGCATCAGGTCGAATGCTTGCTGCGACATCAAGCCTCCAGGGTGCTGGCGGGAGCTTGGTCGGCTCCTCGACGGGGTCTGTGGTGCGCCAGATCGGCGTGGCGGACTGCTCGCTGATCTGGCCACCGAACATCTCTTGCGACTGCGCCTCGTAGATCAGCGCCAGTGCATGCGAGCACATGCGCCCTTCGAGAGGCTTCCACCGGCCGCTGCGTGCCCAGGCGTAGGTGTTCCAGGGGCAGGTGCAGTGCCACATGGCGGTCTGCTTGGTGCCGGGCACACGCGTCAGCGTGGTGGTGTAGATGTTGCTGTCGCCCTTGACCTCGGCCGTGATCGAGTTGCCGGTGTAGGCGATGATGCGCACGAAGCCGCCACGGCGCACACGGCTGGCCTTGTCGCGCACGTCGGTCCATGCCGCCTCGGCTTCGAGTGACGCCCGGCGCTGGCCACCTTCGGCCCAGGTGCGAGTGGCCTCGGGGTAGTAGACCTTCTCTCCCGAGTGCGGCCCCGGCTCGCTGACCGGGCACGCCGCCTGCGCCTCGTACGTCTCTCGGACGCACAGCCCTCGATCGACGGGCTTCCACACGTCGTACCCGGCCTTCTCCGTTGCCTTGTCGTCGAGGTCGAGGGGGAGGTAGCAATGACGCTCGCGACGGAAGCGGCACCAGTTCGGGCCGGGTACGCGCTCGATGTCCTCCACCCGGTAGCCCGAGGGAAGGGCATTGTTGAAGTCGCGCACCATCGGGCCGACGACGTTGCGGAACCACCACGGCTGCTCCGGGTCAGCCACAATGTCGGCCACCGGGTCTTTGCGATCACGGGGAGGCTTGCCCTTCGCAGAGGTGGCCGAGAGGGACACACGAACTGGCATGGCGACCTGCACGGCCTTGGCCTGCACGAGGTCGGGCCGCTCCCAGAGGATCTCGTCCAACTCGGGGTAGTCGTCTGCGGCCGTCATCACCTGGCCGCGAGGGGCGAGCGGGAGGTCTTCGCGAGCAGCCGTCTTGGCTGTCTTGCCGTCGCTGATGATGATGACATCGCGCCACGGATACTCGGCGGGCCGTGATGGGTCTGCGTCGAAAGCGATGTGAACGTAGCCAGCGGTGTAGGGGTTGCCTTGGCCGTGCAACTTCACGACTGTGCCCGGCTGGTCAGGGTGGCCCTTCACGATGACTCTCTGGCCACGCTCGAAGTCGCTGAACCTCTTGGCAGCCGACTTGCGCGGCGTCTTGCCACGCTTCTCCCGGCAGCCGTCGCAGAGCATGCGGTGACCGTCAGGGCCACCAGCGGTGGACGACTGAGCAGGGCTGCCGCAGTCGTCACAGGCGAACGGCACGCCGGAGTATCGCTTTGCCTCCTTGGCGGCGACCTTGGCCAGGATGTCGGCCCCTCGGTACTCGCCGCCACCGGCACCGTTGTCGAGCGCGACCGTGTACGACTCGGAGCCAGCGTGCGGGCCGTCGTTCACCTCGGTGACCACCCCGGTGATGCCGTCAACGGTGAGGACGCGGTCCCCGACGGCGTAGTCGTGCCACTCCTCGGGGGTCACGCTCGCGGTCCTGGGGTTGCGCTCCATCACTTATTACGTCTGTCTCGTGGGCAGTTGGACAGGCTCAGACAGCCTGGTCGTCTTCGCCACCGAGGTAGAAGTACGCCACATCGCGGTCGCCCGTGTGCCGGGTGCGGTAAGAGCCGATCACAGCCATGTGCTTGCTCTCCCCAGCGGACTCCAGGTCGTCATCGCCACCCTCTACGTCCTCGCTGGGTGATTCGACGAACGTGACACCGGCTGCCGCCAGCGCTTCGTGGTCCATCTCACCCAGGTCGATGGCAGCGAGCACTGATGACGCCCTCGGCATGCCCCTGCGTTGCTCGTCCGACTCGGGCGGGCGGGCGCTCTGGCCGTGCTGTGGGTGCGTTCTGTTGCGCGGGAGCATCTTGACCACGGAGTCGGACATGCCCGGCATCTCGGGCGTTCCAGCTTCGCCACCGGCCACCAGATCATCGGCAGTGGGGACGAGGGCAATGGTCGGCGCTGGGTCGACGAGGCCGATGGTGTCGAGCAGTTGATCTTCGACGGCCCCCTCCTGCGCAGCGCCACCTGGCGTGCGGACGAGCACATGCGGCTCGAAGTCAGCCTTGAGGTCGTCGGGGATGGGCAGGCCACCGGCCTTCAAGGCGAGGTAGACAGCACGCCGGGCCTTCTGGGCAGCGACGGCCTGGTCGACCTGCTCGTCCTGCACGGCCTGCAACTCTTCGTCGAGGTCGATGGGGATGTTGACCATGCGGGTCCGCATCGAGATCGGAACGCCCGACGAGCGGAGTTCTTCGAGGAAGGTGTGGTAGTTCTCCTCGTCGCGCAGGTTCATGGCACGGATGCGCAGGTCGGGGATAAGCAGCTTCGGCCGCTCGATGACGCGCTGCTCGCCCGTCTCGTGATCGACTTCGAGGATCTCCTCCATGATCGGCTTCGCACGACCGCCCTTGCGCTCGAAGTCGTAGTGGCCCTGAGCTTCGGCCACTACCTCGGCCCGACGGCGGAAGAGCCGGCGCATGCGCTTCTGGTAGCCGGTGAGCAACTGGCTGACGAGATCACGGTTGAGCGCGTCGGCAGCGTACGTCTCTCCGCCAGAGCCGCCAGAGAGCATGGTCTTGGACAGGCCGAACGCCTGCAACTGGCGCTCGGTGAGGCGCTCGAAGTCACGCGACAGGTCGGGCATGGACTCCCGGCCGAACACGGACTGCATGCTGACGGCGAAGTGGGTGACCAACAGTCGGAAGTCGGCGGCGAGCGCTGCGTTCACGTCTTCGAGGAAAGTGTCGATGTCCTCTTGCTGCGGCACCCACGGGATGGTGGTGCCCAGGTCCGTTGCCGAGGCTCCGATCTTGGCCATCAGCAACGGCGTGTACAGGCGTTGGGCGATCGAGTCCTGCGCCGAGTTGAGCATCTCCTCTTGCACGATGGCACGGAAGGCTCGCAGCAAGATCGGCACGCCGCGCTCGTGGAAGGAGTCGCCCTTACGCTTGACGTGTTGCAGCAGGACGTTGCTCACCGGGATCAGGAACTGGTCGTCGGTCATGTCCGAGAACACAGACGAGTTGGCATAGGTGGCGAGTTCCGGGTACGCAGCCATCAACTGGCGGTACTCCAACTCCGGCTTGCGGTTGACGATGATGTCGCGGATGTTGCGGGGCAGGCGCATCTCGAACCGAGGCTCACGCAGGAACGGGCTGTAGATGACGTTCACGTCTTCCGGCAGCAGCAGTTCGTCCGCCTCCCACACGCCGAGCAGTTCGTTGAACGTGCCGAACGGGAACGCCTCCCCGGCCAGCCAATACTCACGGCCAACATCGGCGAGGAACTCTTCGTAGTCGAGGGTGTCCATGAAGAGGTCGTTGTAGAACTCCGCGACCGAAGCGTCCTTCGGGCACACCACCTCCATGCCCGCCAGCGGGTACTTCGAGTAGATGTCGATCGCCGAGCCGATCAGCGGGTGAGTGACGTAGAGGATGCGGCAGAAGTTGCGCACTTCCTGCAACTGCTTGGGGTCATTCCAGATGTCGTACGGCAGGTTGTTCTGCCGCCAGTAGAACATCGGGTCGCT